GCCTTGATGTCGTCCGCAGCGCCCATCTTGGCCGCAATCAGCCCCTGCTGGGCCATGGGCGGTTGCGCACGCTGCGGCAGCGGCAGGATGGAGCCGTTGCCGTCAGTGACGTCGGGGTTGACCTCCAGGTAGGGCCAGTTCTGCGTGTTGGCGGTTTTCCACTGGGTCTCGTAGCCCTCAAACTGCCCGCCGTAGCCGATGAACGGAGCCTTGGGCGCCAGCGCAAGCATCTCGGCTTCCTGCGACACCCAGTAGTTGTACATGCGCTGCGCGTCCTTGGCGTTGCGCACCAGCCCGCTCACCAGAATCTGGCCATCCACCTCAAATTCGTTGCCGATCACCCGGATCACGGGAATCCACCGGCCCGCCCAGTCCTGCTCTTCGAGGATCTCGTAGCCGTTGGTTTTCATCCACTTGACCTGCGGCACCTGAGCCATGCGCGAGCGCACCGGCATCAGGCCCATGGCCTGCATCTGCCGGTCTTCAGGCTCACCTTCCTGCAGTGTGACGTTGCCCGGGTACAGGTTGAGCTTGACGCGCTTGTACTCGACGTAGAAGTACTCCGCAATCCGCACCGTGTTCTGCGTCACCCACTGCGCGGTGGCCGAGTCACCAGTGCCCTGATCCATCAGCGCGGTGATCGGCGTGGCGTCGGGAAACAGGCGCTCGTACTCGTCGCGCGTCATGTCCTGCGTGATGAAGCACCACTTGGCATCCGACCCGCAGGGGTCTTGGATGGTCGGGTCCATGTACACGCTGAACGAGTTGCGGATGCGCTCGATCTTGATGTCCTGATCAAACGTGTTCTCGTCGCAGTACTCCGTCAGCAGGCGCCAGTAGCCCTCACCAAACGTGACCTGGTTCTCGCAGGCGGTGTCGTACGCGACGTCCGCGTCGGACATGTACTCGATGTGCCGCACCACGCCGTCGTAGATCTCGGCAACCTGCGGGTCAGCGCGGTCGTCGGCAGGAATGACCTTGCCACTGGGCCGGTTCTGGCGCTGGTCGTTGGTAACCTGGCGCACATGCTGCGGCAGTTTGTTGATCGTCAGGCAGGGCCTGGCGTTGATCGTCTGCCCCTGCACGTTGCCGCGTGTGGCCAGCACGTTGCTCGGCCACTGCCAGTTGTTGTCCGGGCTGCCGGCCATGAACCGCAGATCGTCAAGCTCGTCATTGCGCGACGAACTCAGTGCGCCGAGCGCCATCTGCAGGCGTTCCCGCATGGTGGCTAGGGCGTCTTTCTGGGCGGTTTTTCGGGCCATAGCAGGTGCGGTGCCGGGGTGGGTGCCGGGGTGGGTGCCGGCAGGTTACTTCTTGCCCTTGGCGGGCGCCTTGGCGGCTCGCTGCGTGCTGTACGCTACCGCGACCGCCTGCTTCTGCGGCTTGCCGTGGGCCATTTCTGTCTTGACGTTCTTGCGAAACGCCTCTTTGGACGCGGATTTCACCAGAGGCATGTCATTTCCCCTTCGGTTTGGCCGTCTTGGCCGACTCGCGGAACGCTTTGGCGGTGGGCGCGCCCGCCGCGCCCGGTTTGCGCATCTTTTCGCCGCTGCCGGCAGCAATGCGCTCGCGCTTGGCGTTAATATTGGCGTAGAGACCGGGTTTTGTGGCCATTTTTACCTCGCAGTTAGCATTTCCAGCGCTTTAGCGCAGCCTTGGCTCGCTCGCCGTTCTCGGCCTTCGCGGCGACGCCGCCCATGCGGGCGCAAAACGACGCTTTTCGGCCCTTATCGGCCTCAGTCTTCGGATTCGGCGCCGGCGCCTTCAGATTACTACCGGTTTCGCGGTTGTACTTTTCGCGGCCCTTGGCCGTCAGGCCAGCGCCCTGCTTCGTGGGCAGCTTTTCGCCTCGACCAACGCTCAGAGACACCGATTTTGCCATCTTCAGCCCTCAGTGAGCCATCCAACCCGCCGTCTGCGAACCGGCGTGAGCCGTCACCACCCGGTGCTGGCTGCGGGGATTGTACTCCCTGTGAGCCACCGGGAACGCAAACGTTACCGCCAATGCGTCAGCAGCGTCAGGCGAGGCCAGACCGCGGGCTTTCATCTGCTCCTTCGTCTCCAGCGCAATCGCTCCAGACGAGTTCGGCTTCGTGCGCGGGCCGCACAGGTCTTTCTTCAGGTTCCTGTCGTCCTTCAAGGACGCCGTGCGCAGCCACTGCTTCATCGCGCCCCATATCTCTGCCCGCTTGTTCTGGTACGCCTTCTGATCCTTGGCCTTCCAGCCAAAATTCACGCCGCGCACCTTATACCGCTGCTCCAGCAGCCGGTCCAGCACGCCCGCGCCGAGCCCGCCCTCGTCGATCACCGTCAGCGCCGGCTGGAAATCCTCGATGGCCTCGATCACGTGCCCGACCACGGTCATCGTGTCGTCGCCGCGAAACCGCCGCACCTCCAGCAGGTCGCGGCCTTTCCTGATCACGATAATCGTCGCATCTGCCCCAAACCGCGCCGGGTCCACGCCAACCACCACAGGCGCGTCCGGGTCGCGCATCGGGGGCCGCTTCGCGGCTTCTTCCACCAGCCCCAGCGGGATGAACTGGTATTCGTCCGCGCCGGGGAACTCGCCGTACACCTCAACCATCGCCTGCGGCGAGTCCTCGCCGTATTCGTCAATGATCGTCTGGTACACGCCCTTGTCGGTGTCTTCCACCGTTCTGGCGTCAATGTTCTGCGTGTTCCAAAACGCCCGCTTGGCGTTAAAACACTCGAAAAAATACCCCGAGTTCCGCCGCGGGTTACTGAACGCGCACCAGAATCTGTGCGGCGTGTTTTCGGTAAAAAACCCCGCGGCCACTGACCAAATCGAGTCCGGGATACCGCTGGCTTCGTCGAACACGACCATCATGCCGTCGTCGTTGTGCGCCCCAGCATACGCATCGGGGTTCTCGTCGCTCCAGAGCTTGCCCTCCGCGCCCCAGTACCGCGTACCCTTCTTCAGGTCGCGCTCCACCAGTTCGGTGAGCCACTTCGCCGGCACGATGCGCGTCGCGCTGATCTCGAACCAGTGCGAGTTCATCAGCATCGCCAGCCACTTCGTAATCTCGGCCCAGGTCACGCTGCGGAGCTGCGCCTCTGAGTTCGCTGAGACGATCACGCTCGCGCCAATCCGCGTGGAGAGCATCCAGAGCACCAGCCAACTGACCAGCGCCGACTTCCCAATCCCCCGCCCCGAGGCCACCGCCAAGCGGAATACCTCGTACATATCACGCGTGCCGTTCGCCTCGATGTGAGCCTTTATCTTCCGCAGTATTTCCCGCTGCCACTTTCGCGGCCCGCTGCGCTTTTCCAGCGGCGTGCCCTTTTCGCCCCAGGGGAACACGAACATCACAAACGCTTCGGGGTCGTCGCGGAGCTTCGCGCTCCACAGGCGACTCATCAACGCCTGTTCTTCCTGCGGGGTGTATTTCGTGGTCTGCATTTATATCGTCAGCGGCTTATATCGGCGCGTATCGGCTCATACCGGGCCCATTTCCGCCAGTGCTTGCGGCGCCAGCCGGGGCCGTATTTCCACCGCGTCCTCTATCGCCTCCGCGGCACGCACGCGCTTCTCAGCCATTTCCAGCGCCGCAGTAATCGAAATCGACTGCGTTACGTCTACCTGCACCTGCTGCTTCGCCACCCAATCGTGCCTGTGCTTCAAAAACTCCAGCGCCGCCTTCGAATCCCCGTTCGCTGCCGCTTCATACAGCGTGCGCGACATCGTCATCTCACTATCAGCACGGCCCTTCATTTCCGCCAGCTCCGCAATCGGGTCCATCAGCTTCAGCCGAGCCAATTCCACCGGCAACATACCCGCAGCCAGCGCCAGCGCATCACCACGCAATCCCAGCTTCGCATTCTCGTAAATGCGCTCCAGGGCGTCAGGCGTGGCTTTCAACTCTCTGGCGGTGACGGGAAGGTCGCGGAACATATCAATGGCCGCTGACGCGGTTTCGGCAGTGAATGCGCGGAGCGCACATGGGGCGGAACATTTGGCGATGGTACCAAAAAAAGAAAAATTTGTGCGGGTCCTCCACACACTTTCACACCTTGCGCGGGCCCTGGCCGGGGGGTCTGCCGCTCCCCGCCCTCCCCGCCTAGTCGTCCGCATACTGACGATCCTCGAGCCCACCATCCGCACGCTGATCATTGCAGCTCAGACCATCCGCACACTGACCATCCGCACACTGACGCTCCGAACGCTGACCATGCTGCAGCGCAGCACTTGGCCGGCAGGGTGACGCGCAGCGCTGGTCCCGGCTTGATGTTAGTCCCCGCTGACATCGTTGCACCGGGGGGAATAGGGGACGCGCCGTTATGTGAGTACGCGCTGACATCAGAAAGCTAGGGGGAATAGGGGGCGCGGGGGCGCCGGGCATGGTCTGCCCCCCCTCGTGTCCCCTCTGTCCCCTCTGTCCCCTCCAGTTTTATTTAGCTCAACCCCCGAGGGGTTTTTTTTTGAACTTCGAATCACGAGGGGGAATAGGGGACATAGAGGGAAAACGCGCGCCTTTCGAGGGTCCAGAATCGGTCAAGACAGGGGTCACCATAGGAGAAAACGAGGGGACATGCTGGCTAGGATCGGGTTAGGGTTTGTCCCGATGTTTCCTGACGGCTGCTGTAAGTTTCGCGTCAGGAAAGTCGCCGACACTGTCTCTGTCGCGCCGATGGGCGGCGCGGAACAGGAGTAGAGAGATGACGAAGACTCAGCAGCGCGACGCAGCGATGGCCCGCCTGGCATGCCTGCAGCGCATGCCCGACATGGCTGCTCGGATTCTGAGTGCAGCCCACAGGGCGGCGATGCGGCAGGCCGATAAGCGTGAGATCGAAGCCCTGGCGCGCGAGCTTGGCGTGACGAGCCAGCGCGACTGGGTGATCTGCGGCTGACGAATAACGAGGAGTAGATGAGATGACGACGATTTACACAGTGCGGCCGGCGTACCTGGTGCGCGACGCCGAACAGATCGAACGCGACGCAGAGCAGGCACTGCGGGCGTGGATTCTGCTCGGTCAGTCCGAGCGCTACGGTGAGGCAATGCGCACGGCTCGCGCGCTGCGCAACGCCGCTGCCGAGCGCAGTGTGTCGATCCGCCGCGAGATGCTGCGCAACAGTGGATTTACGGTAATGTTGCCGCGCGACGCGCGCTGACGAATAACCACGGGCCTACGGGCCCGATAACCTGGAGTGATGACGATGACGACGACGAAGACCCCGCGTCCCGGAACCGCAGCCGCAATTGCTGCGCAGATTCGGTCGAACATGCGCGCGTGGAATGCGCGCGCGATCGACTATCAGGAATTTACGCGGCTGCAGCGCGCGGCATGGAATCCGGTTGTCGGCCGCAACAGGCTGCATGATCTCGTGTTGGCTATTTTGAACCGAGCTGATAAGGAGTGATGACGATGCCGATTGAATATGCGATGCTGATTGCCTGCGTAGGCGTGCTGGTGGCCATTATTGCGCTGGCCGTGTTTATTGACTGACCCCGAGTTATAACCCCGCGAGTCGGGGTTATTGCGCGCGGTCTGCGCGGATAACGATGGAGTAGACGATGACCCGATACGAAACCCAATATTTCGCGTGGATTCGCACGCCGAACGACAGGGACGGCGAGAGTGCCCGACAGATAATCGCGTCCGGTTATAGCTGGCGCAAGATTCTGCGGGAAATCCGTGAGCACGCGGCGCGCCGCGACATGCTGGGGATGTCTGTCGGCCAGATCATGGTCAGCACTCAGACGGGGAGCGTACGCAGCACTCGCGCGCTGATCGACCTGACGTAAGCCCCACGTCAGCCTATCCCCCGACACTACACCCGCCCCGCACCGGGGCACACTGGAGAACGAAGATGGATTTCGCCCGCATGAGCCTGCGCGAGCTTGCCGAATGGGTTGCGCTGAACAACGACGGCCTGTATGACACCGGGGAGTTTCCCTCAATTGACGACCTGGACGACGACGACGAAGCCGCTGCCCGCGAAGAATATGAAGCAATGGCCGAAGACATCTTTTACGCTCGCGCCCTCGGCCACTGCGGCCGATAGGAGAACCCCGATGCACGACACCCCCCTGACCCTCGCCTGCGTGGCGTTCGCCTGCGCATTCGGCCTCGCCTTGGGCGCACTGGTGGCGCTTGGGTTCTGACACTGACGAGAGGAAAGAGAAGACGATGTTTTACGCTGCAATATCCGGCGCCGACATCATCGGCTACCGCGTGCCGCTGACCGCGCAAACCCTAGCCGGCGCCAAGCGGCAAGCCTGGCGGCGCTTCGGGGCGGGATACCGGCACCATACGATTTACATGGGGTATTTGCTTGATGCCGGCACCCCGCATGAGCGCGGCGTTGCTGCCGCCATGCGACACATCAGCGACAAGCGTTGGCGCGCCTT